GCCATAACGTTTGTGGTCATGGCGATTTGACGTAGTGTAGGAGCAACTACTAAACGACGACGAATTTCCTGTTCCATGTTGTAGGAAACTTCTGTTTCCCAAACTGAAGTACCGGTTACGTTACCGATAGTAAAGCCAGTAGGAATGTGAGCGCCGGACTTTTCGATTAGAGCACGACCAAAACGGGTGTCTTCGATTGACTTGCCCATGACCTTGCTTAGTAGAACAGCCTTTTCACGATCAGCGTAGTCTGACTTAGGAGCGCCTGTGTCAGTAAAGCTCATCTTTGACTGCTGAAGCTTACCTAGCTCAGCAACCTTTTCCTTGATTACAGCTTCTAGACCAGCTAGTGAAGCTGTTGATTGGTCTTCGAAACGCTTTGTGATATCAGCTAGTAGACGCTCAGCACCTGAATCTACTGACTTGATTGAAGAAGCTACTGCAGCCTCAACCTTTGAGTTTAGAGCGGCTTCGGCATCTGCCTTTTGCTTAGCAGCTGCAGCATCTGCGGCTTGCTTTGTCAATAGGGCTTCTGTGGCTTGCTCAGCGGCTTGTTTTGTTGCTGTGTCAAGCATTTGTTTGATTTCTTCTGGAGACATAATCCATTCCTTTGGAGTTGTGCTTTTTACTTCGAGTTCGGGAATATCCCCTGTGTTCTTAGCAAACTGCTTTTTAAATACCGTATAGTCTTCTGCGTTATCAAACGCTTTGGCTAAACTGAAAAGTGTGTTTTGGTTACAAGGAACAGAAACGATTGAAATCTCAACCAGTTCTACTTCCTTTATTGTAAATATCTCAGATTCGGAATCGTATTCCGCATCCATGACCTTAAAGCCAATCGAAAATGCAGTTAAAACGTTGTCTTTTACAAGATTAAATATTTCAGCTGCGGCGGAGATTCTTGCTTTAATCCATAATCCTTTACTATCTACTCTGTGATCCACCATACGTCCAACGGGGTCGTCATGGTCATGGAACGCTAGAATGATAGGATTTTTAAGATAGTTTGTTAGTCCTGCTTTCCATGCGGAAGCACTTACTACATCGCCTGTTCTATCTACATCGCAGGTACTTGCATAGCCTTCAATAAAGATAGATTCGGCATTGTCACTAGACAACACATCTTTTAGATCAAGGGGAAAAGCACTATTAACGTATAGTACTTTATTTTTATTCATTTGTATCCTTATTGCTAGCAGTCTTGGGTGCTTGGTCCGCGGGCTTTTTAGGCGCGCCGCCAATACTTGGATTTGCTGCGGAGCCGGCAATATTGGCCGGTATTCTTAAATCGTCATTGCCAGGTTTAGCTGGATAACGAAGTTCTAATCTGGCTTCATTTGCAGAAATAATTCCAGCATTTACTAAGGTACTATGATATCCGGCTACATCTTTCAGCTCGGGTTGTAGTGCACTTACTGTAGCTGTTACAGCTTCAATATCGTAACCAAAGTATCGCTCTAGTGCGCTTACATACTTTGTTACGATAGGTAAGATTGTTTCTAGGTAGAATAAACGAAGGTTAGGTGAAATGTTTGCATTATTGCCGCCGTCTAGTAAAATAGGCGGCACGCCTAGGGATTTCAGGATTTTTGTATCGTGCGTTTTAATGCTTTGATCAAAATCCATTTCTTGAAATGATTCGGAAAGATTACTTACTGGTGTTAGACCGGAGTCTAGAATCATTGGCTTTTTAGCACCGTTCTTTGGACTGTATCGTTGTTGCCAGTATGCAATTGTTTTGTCTTTAGCCACTTGGCTAAGGGTATTTTCTGAAGTAAAAATTAATCCTGAAATGGCTCCGTTTTCAAAGAACTGCTCCTGAAAAGCTTGCATTTTGTACAGGATCTTTATGTTGCGATCTGCAGACGCTAGTCTGCTAGTGCCTCTATAAATACTTTTACTGTTAATGTCTTTTACGTGAATAATTTCTTGTGGTGTAAAAGCAGTTTCCGCGTTATAGCGGTACTCTTGCACAAAGGTCTTTGGGTCTGTGTGAATAATAACTTTATTTGAAGGCAGGTGGTACATGTGTACGCCGTCGTAATAAATAAAGATATTACCCTCCAACACAAAGTCTGTGAATATATTACAACGAAACTCTTGTGCTGACTGAAATGGGTTGGGCGTGTGGTTTAATAAATTAACTAATGTTTTTTGTCTCATACCGCTAATAACGCCTGCGGCAGTTGTGTCTTTTACATCAAAGTCTAGACTACTGCATGCACTAACAATCATGTTAGTGCCACGGTTTACAGATTCTAGTGACTCGAAAGCATTACTATAACTAACAAGATAGGTACTACCAATATAACTACCCTCGTGTCGAGAGATAATTTCTTGGGCAGGATTTAACTTTTCTGTGTTGTCTTTAAACCAATCCTTGGGATTATACCAAGCCATATTTTTCCTTAGTAAAACTGAGCAAAAGTTCCGGCAGTGGCTACAGTTTTAATACCTGTTTCGCCCCCTAAGAATTTTTCTCTTTGTTTTTGTATCCACAGGGTTTGTTTTGGAGCACTGTGCGTTGCAGGTGCTTTTCCATAAATGCTGTGCAGCTTGACATGGTGACGATTACACAGCGTGTAAACGTCTTCGTAAATTTGTTTGTGGTGGGTCTCAATGAACTCGTCACGTACGGCTAGTATGCCTGCGTCCGTGCTAATGTCATAGCCTTTTTTGTGGGCCCAATCATTTAGCAGTATAGTAATACTGTGTGTATGATGAAGTTCTAGGTCTTCACGACCATCACAAATACAACAGTGGTCGTCCTTTTCGTATGCTGACTTAGCCTTGTCTCGAACGTGCTTTACTGCAATACGTTTGTTATCCGTATTCTTTGCCATTTTTTATCACCAAATTTTTTCAACTCACCTATTATATCACCACAGGGAATCAAAGTCAACAATAAAATTTTGCTACCTAGCAAAACGAAAACCCCGAGGGTTTAATAACCGTCGGGGTTTTTATCATATAGTATAGGTATAGAGTGCATAGCGCAAGGCATCAGCCATGTGCGATGTGTTGTCGTGAACAGGACGTTCACGAGTTAGAGTTGCGCTAGTATCCCACTGATACTGGTCTAACATTAACAGCGTGTTCGTACAGTGCGGAGCTACTAACAACCTACCTTGACTAATAATAGTTTGTAGGTAGGCGATACCCTCTAGTACTTGCTTCTTTGCTTTTATAGTAGCAATATTATAAGTATAGGCTAAGTCACCTGCAAACTGTGCTGCGGCGCTGTCAATGAAAATTGTTTCGATGCCCCAACGAGTATTTAGGTCGCCTATTGCAGCAGCGTGTTCAGCAGTAGTAACTTCCGAGGCCTGGTACTCGTCTACAACGTGGAACACATCGTCGTCTTCGTAGTAGGCCACAACCACAAACGCAGTTGCATCGCGGTAGCCAGGGTCTAGGCCACCTATTACTTCAATACGTTTAGTTGTGGCCCGATCAAATTCCACTACTGAGGTGCTAGCATCAAACTCAAAGATCTGACCAGCAAACACTGTGAATGAAGCTAAGTATTCTTGCTCAAACTCCGAGCGTGTCATTGATGCACGGGCTTCTTGTACGTCTTTTTCCGTCATGCGCTCGTTTTCGGTATAGTCGGCCTGTAGGGAGCACCATTCCGGATAAGCACTTGAAAAGCCGCGATCGTAAAAGCGAGAAAACCAATTGTTCTTTCCACGTGGAGTAGAAATAAAGATTGCTTTTGAGCCTGGGCGATCTAGTGTTGGTCTGAGTGAAACATTAAAAGCAGACTCAGCGTCCGAGCCTAGTGCAGCCTCGTCAAAGATGATCAAATTGTAGCTTCGACCAACGCATGAATCCACTGTTGAAAGGGACCCCATGCGCACAGTGCTACCATTTGTAAGCTCGATAACCTTGTCTTTTAGATTGTCTTTTGCTACCTCAATATCAAACGTCTTTATCAACTTGCGTTGTAGTTCGAAACTAATGCTCGATAGACTAAAGTTAGGAGACATTATTAGGACATTGCAGTTCGGCACTAGAACTACCAGCTGACCAATTACGTTAGCAATAAACGTTTTGCCTAGGCGGCGACTTAGGGCAGCAGTAATAAAACGGTAGTCTGGTGAGTTGACCGCGTTTATTAGTGCGATCTGTGGTCGGTTTAGGCTTTCCCAGACGTTTGT